GGCCCTGCACGGCAACAACATCTGGAACCTTCCCATCGTGCTTTCCAACCAGCTCACCGCCAACCACATCGTCGTCGGCGCCTTCGACACCTGCGCGACGCTGGTCACCAAGGCCGAGGGCGTCACCGTCGAGGCGACCAACACGAACGAGGACGACTTCATCCACAACCTCATGACCATCCGCGCCGAGTGCCGCGAGAAGCTCGCCGTGCGTCGTCCCGCTGGCTTCGTCGACATCACCGTGGCGGCTCAGTAATGCTGCGCACCTACAAGTGGCGTGGCGTCTTCTGGCAGTTCGAGGACGGCAAGGCCCCCGCTGGCGCAGTGCTGGTCGAGGCCGTCAGGCCCGTCACCGCAGAGACGCCGAAGAAGCGCCGCACGACCAAGGCAAAGGCCAAGGCCGAGGAGTAAACGAAAGGGGGTGGCGACCGTGTCGCTTCTCGATGACGTGAAGGCCGCGCTCAGGATCGGGCACGACGCCCTAGACGACCTCATCGGGAGGAACATCGTCGGCGCGATTGCCGACATGGAGAACAAGGGCGTCTCCGCCAAGTGGCTCGGCACCGACGCGGTTACCACCCCAATCACCATCGACGACGTGGACGAGGACAGCCTCCCGAGCCTCGCGTTCGGGCCAATCGTCTCGTACGTCATGGTGCACACGCTGCTCGACTTCGACGAGCGCGACGACTTCATGGCTATCTACGAGTCGCAGGTCTGCTCGCTCCTCAACGGAGGCATGAACTCCGTCTACGAGGACGGGAGGTACGACTGATGAGGTGGGACTCCGTAATCAAGCTCCGCGACGTCGTGACCAACTCCTACGTGGACGAGGACGGCAACGACGTGGAGGGCGAGCCCATCGACACGCAGGTGTTCTGCAACCTCCGCTCCATAGGCATCGAGACGTGGGCCACTGCGGTCAGCCTCGGCCCAAAGCCCGAGCTGTCCGTGGAGGTCCGCACCGTCGACTACCACGGCGAGACGCAGGCCGTCCACAACGGGCGCGAGTACGACCTCAGCTACGCGAGCAGGCGTGGTGACACCACCATCCTCACCTACGCCACCCACGCTAGGAACGACAATGGGTAAGCACCTGTGGGTCGAGGATGACGAGTTCGCCATAGCCCTCTCCGAGATTCTCGGCGACATAGCGAGCGCCTCAGAGGACGCCCTGTTCGACTGCGTGCACGACGCGCTCGTGGAGGGCAGGGACGAGTGGCGGCGCAACGCTGCTGAACACGATGCCCTCTACCACGAGGGCAACTGGAAGTACGGCGAGAACGTGACGTACCGCACCCTCCGCAAGAAGAGCGGCGTGGAGGGCCACATCTTCTCCCGCAAGCCAGGTCTCCCGCACCTTCTTGAGAAGGGCCACGCGAAGATAGGCGGCGGCAGCACGCGCGCCTATCCGCACGTCAAGCCAGCAGCCGACTACGCATTCGAGTACGTGCGCAGGATGTTGCCAGAATACATAGCGAGGGAGCTGCGATGAGCGCCAAGTCGAAGGTGTACGCCGCGCTCGCCGCCACTGGCATACCAGGGCGGCAGGACGGCTACCCAGTCAACGGGGCGCCAGCGCCGCCCTTCTTCGTCTACACCATGGAGTCCACGGGCGGCTTCGTCGCGGACGGAACCGTGTACGCCAGCCTTCCCCGATTCCACGTCGAGCTGATCGAAAAGGTGTCCGACGCCGCGACCGAGGCCCTCGTGCGCGACGCGATACTCTCGCTCGGCTGCGTCCCCGACGAGACGGGAACGTGGTCGGAGTCCGAGGTCTGCCACATCGAGCAGTACGACTTCACCTACCACAACAGAGAAGAATAGGAGGCCATCATGGCCGAACTCTCCAAGGTCCGCTTCGGACTCGCCAAGGCGTACTACGCCGTCATCAACAACGATGGCACCTACGGCAACCCCGTAGCCCTTCCCGGCGCCGTCTCCCTCGACCTCAGCCGCGAGGGCTCCGAGCCCCAGACCTTCTGGGCCGACAACGTCGCGTATTACGTCACCCCCGCCGCCAACGGTGGCTACACTGGCACCCTCACCCTCGCCATCGTCCCCGACTCCTTCAAGGTCGCCGTCCTCGGCGAGGTCGTGGACGACAACGGCATGCAGGTCGAGGTTGCCGACGCAACGCCCAAGTCGTTCGCCCTCATGTACGAGGTCGAGGGCGACCTCGACAAGAAGCGCTACGTCTTCTTCAACTGCTCCGCCCAGCGTGCCGTGGCGAGCGCAAACACCAAGTCCGACTCCACCAACCCCGACACCCAGGACCTCGAATTTGCCGCCATCGGCAAGGACTTCGAGAACTTCGGCGGCAGCGGCAACACCAAGAACATCGTCAAGGGCTCCGCTGAGGAGGCCGCTACCGCCTTCGCTGGCTGGTACACCGCAGTGCCGACCCCGACCAAGGCGTAGCCACTCGGGCGTACAGGCATCACAAACCGAAGAGCAAGCCCCGTCGCGCATCCTGTCCCTGCGCGGCGGGGCTTCTCTCAGATACAGACAGGAGTATCTATGCTCATCAAGTTCAAGAACGCGACTGGCAGGGGCCTCCGCAACCCCCTCCGCTGGGGCGATGGCGATGACGTCCACTACGCCGTCTGCTCCACCTATGCGCTGAAGCTCTACCAGCAGACGTTCATCGAGGACCCATCCTCGAAGCACCACTCGCTCATCAACGACGTGATGGACACGGGCGATGGCACCGAGTTCCTGTCCCTCGTCGGCATCGACTGGGACGCAGACATGAGGGCCACGTGGGCGATGATGCGCTCCGCAGACGTGGCTGGGCTCAACGACGGGGTCGACCCCATCCCGAGCTACGACGAGCTGATCGAGGCCCACGCGGCTGACGTCATCGACTTCTCCGACCTTCACGTGTGCGTCTCTCGTGAGATTGATGCCACCTTTCGTGCCCTATCCGCCCGACTCGCTAAGGAAGCAAGAAAGCAAGAGCGGTAGCGGGACCCGCCTGCCCTTCACGCAGGTGTTTCTCGCTGCCATGAGGTACGGGTACTCGCGGCGAGACCTTGCCGTGATGCCGTATGGCGAGGTCATCTTCGACCTTGCCGCCATGAACGAGGGTGCCCATGAGGACGAGGCACATGCGGACGTCGAGATGGCGACGCAGGAAGACATCAGAAGGATGCTAGGGTAGGTGGTTCACCATGGCAGAGTACGCCGGTCTTGAAATTCGCATCGGCGGCAACACGACTAAGCTCAACAACGCGCTCAGGGCCTCCACCAAGAGCGCTGCCGAGCTGCAAAGCCGCATCCGCCAGATCACGAAGGCCATGCAGTTCGACTCCACCGACCTCAAGAACGTGGAGACGCGCATCAAGATTACCGGCGACCGCATGCAGAGCCTACAGTCCAAGGCCAAGATTCTACAGACGTCCATGCAACAGCTCGGCAACAGCGTGGTCGGCCTGAACGGCGAGACGGTGCGCGATGTCGCAAAGCAGACCGACAACCTCTCGCTCTCCGCGAAGCAGGCGGACGAGCGCTACGCCAAGCTCACAGGCTCCCTCGCGGAGGTCTATGATGCGTGGAACAAGCTCTCGCGCAATCAGGGCAAGCATTTCGCCATGGACGAGCTGGGCATCGACTCCAAGACCGCAGACTACCTGATGAGTGCCAGCACGTCGCTGAGGGACTTCCGCATCGAGCTCGGCAACATCAACGAGTACCGCGCCTCCGGGCACGACGCGCAGCACGACATCATCAGCCCAAGCCAGCTCGCCACGTTGCAGAAGTTCAAGGAGCTGAACTTCCACAACATGTTCAAGAGAGGTCTCAACCTAAACGAGGTCGTCCAGCAGGCGCGCGACATGGGCATCGCCATCAGCAACGACGCCGTGGGCAACGTCCGAGAGTTGCAGGAGGCCTTCAAGGAGGCCGCTGCCGAGAAGGAGTCCTTCGACAAGGCCCTACAGTTCGAGCAGATGGGCACCGACCTACAGCGCATAAACTCCGAGGCCGAGAGCCTTTCGCAGACCATGCGCTGGCTGGACGACAGCGTCAACGAGGTCTCCAATACCCCGTGGTTCCAGAGCACCGAGGCCGACCTGAGAAGGGTCGACGCCGCACTCGACAACGTCGAGAAGGACTTGGAGCGCACCGAGGCCGCCATGAAGATTGACCCGGCCAACATCGGGCTCGCCACGCGCTACATGCAGGACCTACAGCAGAAGGCGTCACTCAGCGAGGAGAAGACAAGACTGCTCAACACCGAGCTCAGCCACCTAGAGGTGTCTGGTGCCAGGGAGGCCGCGCGGAGCCATCAGGACCTCGCCAAGTGGATCGAGGATTCCGCTGAGAACGCCCGAACGGCAAAGAAGGAGCTCTCCGACCAGCAGGCGACGGTCATTAACCTTGAGGACGCTTACAAGGGTGCGTCGCAGGCCCTCGCAACAATGAAGAAGGACATGACCCTCGCGGAGACGTCCGACAACATGCAGAGGCTCGTAAGGAGGACTGACGACCTCGCCAAGGCTAACGAGCGGCTCGCAGAAGCCGAAACCAAGCACGACGAGAATACGGAAAAGCTCGCTGCTGCGGCCAAGCAGTACGACACTGCGGCAAAGAAGGCGGACGGGCTCAAGGATAGGATCGACAATCTCAAGCAGGCACAGCAGGAGTGGTACGAGACACTCCAGAACGCCGACCTGTCCGCCGATGAGCTGCTTGAGGTTCAAAACATGCTCGTCATGATTAACGACGAGCTAGCCAAGACGGATGGCGCCTACAAGGCGGCGGAGGTTGACGTAGACGCCTTTGGCAGGGCCATGAGGAAGGCAGAGGGAGACGTCGACACCTCGGCGGAGTCGATCCGCGACTGCAAGAAAGACATCAATGACCTCGACAAGAGCATCGAAAAGCTGAAGGACACCAAGGAGTTCAAGCTGCTTGACAACCCTGGCGAGGAGATTGCTAGGGAGGAGGAGGCGCTAGAGCAGCTCCAAGGCGAGCTCAAGGAGGCAAGGGCCGAGGAGGAACGGCGCCAGAAGGCCTACGACTCAGCATCAGCCGAGAACGAGCTCGCCAAGGAGGCGAAGGCGCTAGAAAACGTCGAGCAGCAGATTGAGGAGGCCAAGGGCAAGCTCACAGAGGCGCAGAACTCCATGCAGCTCAAGTCTGGCGCCATCCTCAACCCCTCCACCATCAAGAGCCTCGGCATGACCTTCTCCGCCACGCTGACGCCCGCCATCGCTGGCATCGGCAGGAGCATGCTCGACGCGAGCGCAGACATCGACTCCGCCTACCGCGACATGCGCAAGACGGTCGATGGCACCGAGGACCAGTTCGAGTCGCTCCGCAAGCACGCGATGGACTTCGCCACGACGCACGTCACCAGCGCCGACCAGCTCCTCAGCATCGAGGCAATCGGCGGCGAGCTGGGAGTGGCTACGGATGACCTGACCGCGTTCGCGGAGGCCATCAGCAACATCGACGTGGCAAGCAACCTCAACACCGAGGAGGCCGCTGAGGCGCTGGGCCACCTGAGCAACGTCATGCACCTCACCGCAGACGACTACGATGGCTTCTCGGACGCGCTCGTGCGTCTCGGCAACAACGGCGCATCCACCGAGTCGGAGATCGTCAACATCGCCGAGCGCATCGGCGCCATGGGCAGCATCGTCGGCATGTCGGCATCGGACCTGCTCGCATGGGCAAGCAGCATCGCCAGCACTGGACAGAATGCGGAAGCGGCGGGAACTGCGATTTCCCGCACTATGAGCTTCTTCGAGACTGCCGTGGCGGCTGCTGGCGGCTCCATCGACACCAGCTTCGACGCTATCAACGCGGCGGTGCAGGAGGGTGGTGACCAGCTCACCATCTTCGCCAACCTCGCTGGCAAGTCGGCTGACGAGTTTACCGAGGCGTGGGCGTCGGACGCCGACGAGACGTTCGAGGAGCTTTCCGGCTCCATCGACTCCGCCAAGGAATCGCTACAGATGATTGCCGACGTCGCCCACATGACGGCGGATGACTTCACGAAGGCTTGGGAATCTGACCCCACCTCGGCGATGAAGGCGTTCATCGAGGGCCTCAACGACATCGAGGCGTCTGGCGGCTCCGCTGACTCCGTGCTTCAGGGCATGGGCATCACGGCAGTGCGACAGAAGCAGGCCATCGAGGGCCTGATGCAGACCGTTGGTGGTCTGGACGACAACCTACAAATGTCCAAGAACGCATGGAACGGCGTCTCGGACCAGTGGGGTCAGGCTGGCGACGCTGCGAACGAGGCATCGAAGAAGGCGGAGGGCTTCTCGGGCCAGCTTCAGATAATGAAGAACATGTGGCAGAACACAATGGCCGAGCTCGGAGAGGGCGCGGCGCCGTGGATACAGAGGTTCTCTGGCTTCCTCGCCTCGCTGACCAGCGCGTTCTCTGGCCTCAGCCAGGGCGCGAAGGAGGCCGTCGTCGCATTCGGTGGCATCGTGTTCGCCACTGGCCCCGTACTGACGCTCGTGTCGACGCTCCTCACCGCCAAGGACAACCTCAAGAGCTGGGCAAAGGAGAGCGTCACCGGCCTTAGCCTCGTTCAGGATGCGTACGACAGCCTTGGCAACGAGGGCGTCAAGGCGCTCACAGGCATGTCCTACGAGATGGCGTCCTTCAAGCTCGTCGCCAAGAGCGTCGGCTCAGTGCTGCTGAAGGCATTCGCCGCTGGCGCCGTCATAGCTGGCATCGTAGCGCTAGGTACGGCGCTGAAGGACCTCTACGACAGGTATCAGGACCACCTTGCGGCCACCAACGGACTCAGGGAGGCCATCGCTGGCATAGGCAGGGAATCAGAGATAACGGCAAGCGCGTACGAGATGACTGGCTCCACCCTCAGGAGCCTCGCCAAGGACTCGAAGGACTACGAGAGCAGGATTGCCGACCTCGTCAGCACCATCAACGAGTCCAACGAGAAGTACGGAACCTTCGCTGGCACGCTCACCTACTACGGCGACACTGTCCGTGACCTTGCTGGCAAGGAGGGCAGGACCAGGGAGGAGAGCGCGAAGCTAGCAGCGGCCCTCCAGGGCATCAACGACGCATGCGGCACTACCTATGCGCTCGACGAGTACGGCAACATCGTCGACACCCAGACGGGCAAGATTCAGGGCAACACCGACGCCATCCTCGCCAACGTGGACGCAAGGCGTGCACAGGCCCTCATGGAGTACTACAGCGACGACTACGCGCAGGCGGTCGGGCAGCTAGCCGACGCTCAAGACAAGCTCAACAAGGCGACCGAAGACTACAACAAACTTGCGAGCGACAGTGGCAAGAAGGAGTATCTCGACCACGCCAAACAGGTCTACGGAGCCACCTACGACGAGCAGAGGGCGCTCAACGCCTACAACGCGGAGCTCGAAGACGCCAAGACGGCCATGAGCAACTACTCGCGCGAGGTCGATGGCACGGAAGACGCCCTCGAAGCCCTCGAAGGCAAGATGGGCAAGGCGAAGGAGGAGCTCGACAAGGCGAACAAGTCTCTTGAGGACGCCGCAGCCGCGCAGGAGGAGTACAGCAGGCGGTCAGACACGATAATCGCCGACGTGACGGGCAACATGAAGCGCCTGTCCGACTCCATGGGCGGGCTCGGAAGCAACGACGCGGGCTTCAACGCCATCGTTGACGGCCTCAGCTCCATCAACGTCTATGCCCACGAGCTGAACAACGTGGACATGAGCAGGCTCGCAGGCGCGTTCGACTCCGCCAACGGCTCGATGGAGAATATTATCAAGACGCTGCAAGACGGCGGCGTGAACCTGTCTACTTGGAACTCGGCGCTGGAACAGGCACCAGAGGCCGCAGAGAAGATGGGCTCGCTCACCGCAGCGGCGTTCCAGAGCATGTACGACATGGCGGGTCAGGACATCAACGCCACCATGGCGCTCATCGCAGGGCTCGACATGGTTCAGGTTGGCGACAAGACCTTCTACATCGGGGACAACGGCTCCATCGCCGACTCTCAGGGCAAGGTCTACGACATCAAGAACGACCTTGCGGACATACCCGACGAGGTCATCACGCAATACTACGTCAATGACGAGGGCGCACTTGAGAAGGCCCGCGACGCCAAGAAGAAGCTCACCGAGGTCAACAATCAGAAGACCACGGCGAAGATTGACGTGAAGGACAACGCGACGAAGCCGACAGAGACGCTACAGAACAAGCTGCGCACGCTGAACGGCACCTCGGCGAAGCCAACCGCAAACCTGACCGACTACGCATCCAGCAAGATTTCGTCCATCAGCAGGAACCTCACGAACCTCAATGGCAAGTCTGCGACCGTGACCATCTACGAGAACACGGTCAAGAGGGGCAAGCAGGCCACTGGCGGCATGAACAGCCGACCAGTCATCCCAGAGCACGCCACTGGCTACATCGCCACTGGCCCGACGCTCACGAACCAAGGGTGGATCGGCGAGGACGGCGTGGAGGCCGTGGCTAACTGGGCAACTGGCGGCGCGGTGGTGCCGTTGACGAACAAGAAGTACATGCTGCCAATAGCCGACGCCATCGCCGATGGCATGTCGAACCGCATCGGCGGTGGCGGCGCCCAGTACAACGTCTACATCGACGGCGCGCGGGTCAACGACGACCCCGCCATCCAGGCCGCATTCCTCGGCCTGTTCGACGTGCTTCAGCGCAAGGGGGCGATGAACCGTGGCTAAGCCTGCCGCTGGCGACTACCGCATCATCTCGGCGAAGGGGAGCGCAAGCTCCCCGTTCGCCTTCGACGTGACGGGCGGCTCGCTCAAGGACGGCGCGAACGTCGAGATATGGACCCCCAACCTCACGCTCGCGCAGTTCTTCACCATCTCCTATCGCTCTGACGGCACGGCGCGGATCATCAGCCGCATTGCTGGCAAGTCCGTGGACGTGGCGAAGAACAGCCTCGTGTCGGGCACGAACGTGCTCATGTGGAAGGCCACAGACAACCGCAACCAGCTCTGGGACATAGAGACGGACGGGCAGACCGCGACCTTCGAGGGCACGTCCTACCCGACCTACACCATCAAGTGCTCCGCAGCCAATACGCTCGCCGTTGACATCCAAGGCGGCACCATGGCGAACGGCACCAACGTCATCGTCTACACCGCCAACGGCGGCGACAACCAGCGATGGATTCTCGTGCCCGCCCCCGCGTTCACCTCTGGCGGCATCTACGAGCTGCGCAGCATGCTCAAGACCAGCATGTGCGCCGACGTGGCCGGGGCGTCCGACACGCGCGGGGCGAACGTCCTCCTCTACGAGCACTCCGACGGCGACAACCAGAAGTTCGCCGTCACCGAGGAGGAGAGCGGCAAGTGGTCCATACAGGCCATGCACTCTGGGATGTTCGTTGACGTGAACGGAGCCCGCGCGCAGGCTGGCACGAACGTCCAGCAGTGGGACGACAACGACGGGCGGGCACAGCGATGGAAGGTCATACCGTACGGCACGACCACCATCGACGGCACGACCTGTCAGGTCGTGAGCTTCGGCTCCTACGTCACCGACGACGGCCAGACCTACTTCATGGACGTCTACAACGCGATGACGTCCAACAAGGCGAACATCGACATCCAGGCGGCGAGCGCCAACGCGAAGCAGCGGTGGGCGCTCTACCCGACGCTGCCCTCGGGCGACGGCATCCCCGTCGTGGCGCAGCTCGGCTGGTCCGAGGAGGCGGGCGGCGAGGCGTCGGCCACGACGCTGCCAGAGGCCGAGGAGCTCTACCCGACGTGGGTGACCACGATGTCGTGGTCCACGGACGGACCCAACCACTACGAGTGGCGCATGCGCACGTCGCTGATGGGCGACGCATCGGGCACGTGGGGCGAATGGTCCGAGTGGACGGCGTGGGAGGTCGCGGCGGTCGCGCAGGAGGGCACGAGGGCGTGGATGCCTGACGGCCTTCCCGCAGAGGTCCCCGAGGGGAGCCGCGCCATGCGATACGCCCTGCAAGTCAGGGCCATCGGCGTGCTTGAGGACGGCACGACCGTCATGGGGCCGACAGCGTCCGAGACGCTCACCGCAGTGAGGAAGGCCACCGTCACGCTCGGGACCATGGGATTCGGCCCAGAGGGCCTGCGCATCGCCTACGAGAGCGACTACGAGTATGGCACCAACTACGTGTCGGTCGACTCGGTGAAGGTGGGCGGAAGGGAGATGCTCGCGTCTGCGGTCAGGTTCCCCGCGCTCGACGCCAGCGGGTCGATGCTGGTACCCATGGCGTCGCTCAAGGGCTGGATAGACGACGGCTCGACGGCCACCGTGCGCTTCCGCAACGGCACCGACCTGCTGCCTCTCTCGACGGCCACGAACCACACGGGGACCGTCTCCTACGACACGGGCAGCGGGCTCGACGCCACCCCGACCATCACGGTCGGGGAGGGCAGGACGCTCCAGCTCACCGTGCCCTCCGCCGACGCAACCGCCGCATGGATGCTATACGAGGGCGAGCTCACGGAGATGCTGCTCTCGGGCGGCGTCGCGTACCTCACGCCACCGTTCGGAAGCTCCATCACCTACGAGTTCTTCGTGTCCGTTGCGAGCGCGGACGGCGACAGGTGGGGCGTCGCGCACGTCACCAGCGCCCAGAGCATGGCGCTCATGGGCGACTTCAAGCCATGCCACGCTTGGAACTGGGACGGCGGGCACTTCCTGCTTGAGGTGCGCGAGGGAGAGCCCCTTGAGACCGACTACGAGGTCAAGCGCAACTACGGCACCTTCCAGCTCAACAACCGCGAGTGGGAGAGCGTCCACTACCAGAGGACCAAGAGCGGGAGCTTCTCCGCGACCGGCGCCCTCGTGTCGGGCCTCACCGAGTCCGCGAGGGCGGACCTTGAGGCGCTCTGCGACCAGGGCTACGTCACCTACCGCAGCCCGAGCGGGTTGGTGGCCGAGGTCGCGGTCACCGAGTTCAGCATCACCGAGCACGCGCACTACACGGAGGTCACCGTCTCCATGACGCGCGTCACCAACTAGGGGAGGGCGCATGGCTATCGACTGGCGAGACCAGACGCGGGCCGACAGGCTCACGTTCCAGATGGTCAGCCCGACCAACGTGGACCAGACCTACGGGGAGCTCGAAGGGGTGGACCTCTCGGGCTCCTCGCTCACCGCCGCCTACTACACCGACACACGAACGAGCGGGAAGCTCCGCGTGGTGGGCGGCAACTGGGTGCGCGGCTCCATGATCCGCGTCATACACGAGGTCCCCGACTGGGGATGGCGCAGGGAGCTCGGCACCTACATCGTCACCAACGATGGCGCGAGTCGCTCGAACGGAGCGTGGGTGACCGAGCTCACGCTCAACAGCCGCCTGTTCGGCCTCTCGACCGACAAGCACGAGCGCGCGTGGACCATCGCAAAGGGGGCACGCGCCCTGAAGGCCATGGAGCAGTCGCTCGGGGACGCGAAGTGCCCGTACGTCATGCAGTCCCCGAAGGACCTCGCGTTCAAGGACCCGAAGGTCATAGAGGCGGGCACGACGAGGCTCGCCGCCCTGTTCGACATCAGCTCGTCTGCCGAGGACAGGCTGGACGTCGACGGCCACGGCAGGGTGGTCATAGCGCCATACGTGGAGCCCTCGTCCAAGACGGCGCTGTGGCGCATCGACCTTGAGGACGAGCGCGGCGTGGCCCTCGACGGCCTCTCGCGCGAGACGGACTGGCTGCAAATGGCCGACGTGGTTGTAATTCACCACAAGTACACCAAGGGCAAGTCCGAGAAGGAGGTCGTGGGCGTCGCCAAGGTGAGCGACTCGCTTCACCAGTCGCACGCCAAGCGCGGGTACACCGTCACGAACTTCCAGAGCGTGAGCGACCTCAAGGACCACTCTTCGAGCGTCGCGCAGCAGAAGGCCAAGGAGCAGCTCGCCAAGGACCAGCGCGAGCTCATCGAGTGGAAGCTCTCGACCACCTACCTGCCCATATGGGAGGGGGACGTGGTGGAGCTGTGGGTGCACGACGGCGAGCCCGCGTACCAGGGCGTGCGCAAGTGCCTCGTGAAGAACCTCGACCTCAACCTTGAGAACATGACCATGTCGCTGACCCTCAAGGAGACGGGCGGCGGAGACAAGGGGGACGAGAAGTGACGGACATCGACAGCCTCGCAGCCGCGCTGTTCGGCTCCAAGCGCGCCGAGTCGCAGGAGGTGCTCACCGACGCGACCACGCGAACCTACGTGGGCACCGCGCTCACCGACTCCAAGGACGGCACCGTCATGGTCGACCTCGGCGGTGACGTGACCCTGCCCGACGACATCGAAGGCATCGCCGAGTACAGCGCGGAGGGCATCGAGGTCTCGACGGGCCCCGGCGTCCGCGCGGGTGACGAGGTGGTCGTGACCCTCGTGGGCGGCACGCCGCTCAAGACCCCGATGGTCACTGGCGTGGCTGGCGAGGGCGATGACCAGGACGCCCGCATCGCCACGGCGTCGGCTGCGGCGGAGGAGGCGTGGCAGTGGGCTGACGAGGCGCACACAGCGGCCACCGACGCGCAGGAGAGCGCAGATGCCGCGCAGGAGTCGGCGTCGAGCGCGGCGTCTGCGGCGAGCTCGGCGGTGTCGTCCGCAGCTCGCGCCGAGCAGAGCGCGCAGCAGGCCATCGGGGACGCCGCACGCGCGGAGAGCGCGGCGCAGCAGGCCGTCGAGGACGCCGCAGACGCGGCTCAGGCCGCTGGCGAGGCGAAGACGTCCGCGCAGCAGGCGGTCGAGGAGGCCAACGAGGCGCACGACGCCGCCACCGCCGCGCAGGCCGAGGCGTCGAGGGCGAGCCAGTCCGCGACCGAGGCCAAGGGCGCCGCCACGAGGGCGAACACCGCCGCGAACGACGCTCTCGCGCAGGTGGCGACCGTCGAGGACGTCATCGGCGTGGTTGACTGGGTGACCGAGCACGGCACCTACTCCCTGACCGCCGACACGGTCATCGACCCCGACAAGGTCTACTACACGCGCACGGGCAGCGGTACGCAGGCCGACCCGTACCTGTACACGGCTGTGCCCGAGCCCGTGGCCGAGGACCTCGGCACCTACTACGAGCTCAGCGTGCAGGAGGCCCTGTCGCAGTTTGTGGCGAGCCACCTCGCGCTGACGAACGCTGGCCTGTACGTGCTGAAGGACGCGAGCGGCTACAGGCTGCTTCTCGCCAACGACGGCATGCGTGTCATAGACCCGGCGGGCCACACGGTCGCCACCTACGGCGAGTCGATCACATTCGACTCCGAGCGGCCACAGCGCATCGGCGGCACCGACTCCTACATCGAGTGGCGCGACACCGACTCTGACGGCGTGCCCGACTCGCTCGCCATCGTGGCCGACTCCATCGAGCTCAGCGGGGGCCAGTCGGTCTCCACGGGCTCGGGCAACGTGTGGGCGAACCACACCAGCGCGACCAGCGCGTCCGGCATCTCCTCGTGGTCCGACTCCTTCGTGGCCCCCACCACGGCCAAGCCCTACGTCTGGATGAAGTCGTACTCCGTCATCGACGGCCAGCGCGTCTACGGAAACCCCGCGTGCATCTCTGGCGCGACTGGTCAGCAGGGACCGCAGGGTCCGCAGGGCGAGACTGGCGATACGGGCGTCGGCGTCGAGAGCTACGCCCAGATGTGGGCGAAGTCCACGAGCAAGACCACGGCTCCGACGAGCGGCTGGTCCGAGAGCAGGCCGACGAGCATCGGCACGAACGAGTACCTGTGGGTGCGCATCGGCACGACGTGGACCGACAACACCACCACTCAGGGCACCCCTGTCGTGGACCAGAACACCACCGACCTCTGGCACACGTCGGCGGCTCTCAGGGTGGACGTGGACTCCATCGACAGCGACGTGGAGGGCCTCAAGACCACCGTCAGCGGCCACACGACCACCATCCAGCAGCACACGACCTCCATCGGCCAGAACACCGACGCCATCGCGCTCAGGGCCACAAAGACCGAGGTGCAGCAGGTCAGGCCCTCCTACGCGACCAGCACGACGGGCGCTGGTACAGCGGCCAAGGTTGCAACCATCGACCCCGCAGTGACGGGCTACGCGCTCTACAAGGGGGCGTCGGTGGCCGTGACGTTCTCCACGGCGAACACCGCAGCGACCCCGACGCTGAACCTTAACTCCACGGGCGCGAAGCAGATTCGCTCCTACACTGGGGCTACCCTGTCTGAGGCCGAGTACAAGTGGGCGGCTGGCGCGACCATCGACCTCGTTTACGACGGAACCTATTGGCGCATGCAGGACGGCGGCTCGGTGAAGCGTGTCACAGCAGCCGAGGCGTCAATCAGAGTCAACGCCGACAACATCGAGTCCAAGGTCTCCAAGGACGGGGTAATCAGTTCCATCAACCAGTCCGCGGAGACGGTCAAGATTCAGGCGTCGAGGATTGAGATTGACGGCACAGCCGTGTTCTCGGCTATCAGCTCCGACGTTGATGACGCCATCACTGGCAAGGGGTATCAGACCAGCTCACAAGTCGAGTCTGCCATCACGTCCAAGGGCTATCAAACAAGCTCTCAGGTGGAGTCGGCAATCACCTCAAAGGGATACCAGACCGCATCGCAGGTGTCTACGGCAGTCACAAGCGGCACGGCGAACCTCGCCACGAAGGCTAACGCGGTCAAGCGCACCCAGCGCATCTGGTACCGCAAGAGCGCGTCGGGCGCGCCAGCCACGCCCGGAACGGCATCCTCGAACTGGGTGACCAAGGCCGACGACGGCAACGACGCATGGACCAAGATGCACATCGCCATCAGCAGCACGCACAAGTACATCTACACGTGCGAGCAGTACGAGATGGCAGACGGCACGGTGGGATACACGTCTGTCCTGTTGGACAACACCATTACGGTCATCGACGGCGGCAACATCATTACTGGCTCCGTCACAGCGAACAAGCTCAACGCAGCCAACATAAATGCGAGCAAGACCCTGACTGTCGGAGCGATGACTGATGCAGCTGCCAGCACGATTCTGAACAGCAACGTGGTCGTTGGCGGCAGGAACCTGTTCGCCGATTCCAAGGCGCTCTCAACGGCCAAATGGACTTTCGACCAAGGGGCTACGCGCGGAGATAATCTAGCGACGCTTGCCGCCAACGCAAACTCTCGCATCTATCAGTTGCCAGCAAACGGATACTGGTCATGGAAGCCCAACACCGAGTACGTCGTATCAGTCGAGGCAAAGGCATCCGCATCTGGCGGAAAAATGACGTTCAACATGGTGGGAGCTGGCGGAAACAACTTAAAAACTTTTGATTTGACCACGAGTTGGGCTAGGTATTCTTGGGCGTTCACTTCTGCCGCATCCGTGTCCACTAGCTCGGCATCTATCTACAACAGCACAAATACTGGCACCGTACAAGTCCGCCTTCCAAAGCTCGAAGAAGGCAACAAGGCCACTGACTGGACTCCAGCGCCAGAGGACATGGCAACGGCCGAATCGCTGGCAGGCACCAACGAGTCTCTTGACGGCGCAATCGAGGACATTGGCGAGTTGTCGGACCAGCTTGTCGGCACCGTAACGGAGCAGAACAAGACCATCACCGACATCCAGACGTACCTGAACTCCCTGCGAAAGGACTTGGACGCTGAGATTCAATCGCGCCAGCAGTGGCTCAACTTCAACGCAGCAGAGGGTCTGGTGATTGGCGCGGCAGGCAGCTCGTTCAAGACGGTCACGACAAACACCTCGCAGCAGTTCCGCAGCGGGGGCACGGTTCTGGCAGAGACGAGTGGCACGGAGTTCGTGGCGCCCGTCATGCGCTCGGACCAGCTTCTCATAGGCAACTGGATGTGGACAAGGCGCGACAACGGAAACTTGTCCCTCAAGTGGATTGGATAGCATATGGCAACAGCATATGGCGGATATTACACTGGGGCAGGATATAACGCGTTCCGTGCGAGGATGGACTACTCGACATCCGCCACGACAGACACGACCGCGACGATTCAGGTGACTGTTAAGTGCCAGATGGGAAGCGGCCACGATTCTGGTGGCAACTTCAGGGGAACCGCCAACATCAACGGAAGCACAAGCTCGTACACGGGCAGCGGCTACTACTCCGCGAGCGGAACGTACACGATGGGTACCAAGACGCTGTCCATCACGAAGACGCACTCGGCGCAGTCCATCACTGTCAAGGCGACGGTCACGTCCACCTACGCATGGAGCGGTCACAGCTCCACGGCATCGGCGACGGTGTCTGTACCCGCAAAGACGAGCTATAGCATAACCTACAGTGCCAACACAGGCAGCGGCGCACCGGGCTCTCAGACCAAGTGGTATGGCGAGACGTTGACGCTCTCGACGGCTACACCCAAGCTTGATGGTTACGAATTCGTTGGTTGGTCTACTACGCAGAGCACTCCCGGGTCGGGAACAGCGACATATACGGCTGGCGGCAGCTACACGGCAAACTCGGCGGCAACGCTCTATGCCGTATGGAAGCGTGCATATATCGCACCGAAGATCAGCTCACTCTCTGTCTACCGTGCGTCCAACACTTCTGGCACGGCGGCGGACGAGGGAACGTACTGCTACGTCAAGTGCACATGGTCGGTCGACACGACCCTCACCAGTGGCAACAAGGGCCAGACGCTCTCAATCGAGTACAAGACCGCAGCCGCAACCTCTTGGACCTCGGCGAAGTCGGTGGCCCTGTCGGCAGCGTCGGCCACCACATCGACGGCGGTACTCAACTCGTCAAGCGCTGGCATCCAGTTCGACACGTCCACGACGTACAACATTCGCGTCACGGTCAGCGACACGAGCGGCCAGACAGGCAACACGGCTTCTGCCACGGCAACCCTGTCTCCCGCGTTCTTCACGTTCGACTTCCGCGCTGGCGGTCATGGTGTTGGCATTGGTCATGCGGCGGATGTCGTCGACACCATCAGCTCTGGCATGACGTTGAAGATGAACGACAAGAGCGTGAATGTCATCGAGGCCACCATGCCTGCCAGCGGGGCGCCATCATCAAACGTGTACGGCGAAGGGTTCTACCTGTATGACGCTGGCGAGGCCAGGGTCGGAGGTTTGCGTGGAATTCATGTCACGGATGGCAAACGCGGGCTTCAGTTTGAGACGCGAAGAGTTGTCAACGGAACGACCGTCACAAACACACTTAACCTATACATCGATGCTAACGGAAACAGAAGCGTTAGCGTTTACGCCCCAGCCGCTTGGCGCACAGCACTAGGCGATACCGCATGGGCCAACCTTCCGCTCTCGGACGATGTCGTCGCTTACGACGAAGAGAGCACGCCAAGGTACAAGAAGATTGTGGGAGCACTTGTAACCATCACTGGTGCGGTCAAGCCGAAGGCGTCCGTCGCCTCTGGCGCGACGCTTGTGATTGGCACGCTTCCGACTGGATTCAGACCACCGCGCTACGTCAACTGCCTGTGCCAAGGAACTGGCGGCTCGCAGTGGCTTCTCGGCGTCAACGAGGATGGCACAGTGGACTGTTCGCGCTACCGCAACGGCTCGTCCAACACCTCGATAGCCACATCAAATTGGCTTACGTTCCATTTCGTGTTCGCTCTGTAAGGAGGATATTTTGGAATCCCTAGTCCGCAAGGTCATGATGCCAGACGGCGTCGTCCGAAACGAGCACCACATTACCTGCGTCACCAGCCGAATCGGGCAGGACACGGTTATCGACGTGGAGAGCTCGGGTGAGAACGTGTCTGGCTACATCACCAAACTCATCATCTCCCCGTACGAGGGCATCCTCACCGAGGAGCAGGCGTTCGACGCCCTCGAATCCAGCCCATCGTTCGCCGAGTGGGACGACCCCGTTCAGGACGCCATCGAGACGCTGCTGCCCATCCTCACGGACGAGCAGGCGGAGGCGGTCACCAACATGTACCCCGAGTGGGCCGCTGGCACCGCATACGCCGATGGCGTGCGCGTGCAGTACGACGGCAAGCTCTACCGTTGCGTGCAAGCTCATACCTCGCAGGAGGGCTGGGAGCCGCCCGCGACGCCCGCGCTGTGGGTGCGCACGGCACAGGAAGGCGAGATTCCCGTCTGGGTGCAGCCCACGGGCGCGCATGACGCCTACAACACGGGTGACAAGGTCCACTACCCGAGCGCGACCGACCCTGTGTACGAGTCCCTCATCGACGCCAACGTGTACTCGCCCGAGGCATACCCGCAGGGGTGGCGGCTGGTGTCTGGTGGTGAGTGATGGATACCGTCTACACGGCGCTCGTGTTCCCGCTCCTCTTGCTCGTAGGGCAAACCCTCGTGGCACTGGGGCAGCGCAAGATAAGCCAGCGCATGGACGAGCGACATGCCGAGACGGAGACCAAGCGCGCTGCGGAGGCCGAATGGCGGGACAGCATAGACAAACGTCTTGACAGCATCGAGAAGAAGCAGGGCCGCTCCATCGCCGCACAGGCCGCGCAGACCCGCTCCGACATCGTTCATAAGTGCCATCGCTATCTCGATGACCTCGGCAAGGCGTCTACCGAGGAGAAGCAGGCGCTACATGACGAGCACGAGCAGTACTCGCAGTTCTGCGACGACCTCGGCATCGACAACAACTTCATCGACAAGCTGGTCGCCCGCGTGATGCAACTACCAGAGCGCGACATATAGGAATGGCAGCAGGAGCCCCTCGGGGCTCCTTTTAGTACAGGGAGGAAGGCATGGATTACATAATCCCCAGCAAGGTATATGACATTTTGAAGTGGACGGGCCTCGTCGCCTGCCCTGCCGTTGCGACCTTTATCGGCGTTGTCGGCCCCACGTGGGGCATGCCTAACGTCGACGCCGTGGTGACCACCGTCAACGCGACTGGTCTGCTCATCGGCGCCCTCCTCGGCTACTCGCAGATCACCGCGAAGCCCGTGGAGTAGCCATGGGAGTCCGCGACAACATCGTGGCCTACTGCCGAAAGCAGTTGGGCTGCGCATACAGCTACACGCCGAGCGGCGGCGTGGAGGGCAGGAGCTACAACTGCTCCTTCCTCAGCACCCGCGCGTACAAGGCCGCTGGCCTGACGATTCCTGGCTGGCAGGGTCACCAGAATGGAGACGGCAGTCAGAGCGACTGGGTCTACCGCAGCGGTCACTGGACCACCGACAGGTCCAGGCTCAAGCCCGGTGACCTCGTGTTCTTCGGCACATCACGCAGGAACACGGGCCACGTCGGCATCGTGAGCCGCTCTGGCTCAACCCCGTACATCATCGACAGCACGCCCAGCAGGGGAGTGTCCGAGCGCCTGCTCCCCACGGCTGCTGGCTTTGTTGGCGGCGGCTGGCCGCTCAAGAGCCTGCCCGCAGACGCCACGAAGGATGACGGCTTCGGCGTCAAGAAGCGGGTCACCGTCAGGTCCGACTTCCTTCGAGTCCGCGACGCCCCGAGCACCAAGACCGGCAAGGTCATCATGAGCGGCGGCAAGGAGGTCCGATACAGCAAGGGCGAGTCCGTGACCATCGACTCCGTTGTCATCGGCGATGACGGCTACTGCTGGGGCCACTACATCGGGGCATCCAGCGGCAAGGACCGCTACATCGCACTCGGGATGCTGGAGAACGCGCGATGAGCCACAGCAGCCTTGCGACCTACGTGAGCATCAGCCCGAACCACAGCAGCCGCAACGGCTACCGAATCGACACGCTCACGCCGCACTACATGGACGGCAACCTCAGCGTCGAGGCGTGCGCCTCCGTGTTCAGGCCCTCGTCGCGCCGAGCCAGCTCCAACTACGGCATCGGCAGCGACGGGCGGATCGGCGTCTACGTCGAGGAGGAGGACCGCGCCTGGACCAGCGGCAGTTGGCGCAACGACTGCCGCGCCGTCACGTTCGAGTGCGCCAACCTCAACGACGGCTCGCTGACCGACGCATGCTGGGACAGCCTCGTCAGGCTGTGCGCAGACGTCTGCAAGCGATACGGCTACAAGGGATCCTACTACTGCGGCAGCGCCGACTACTCGCAGCTCCCGAAGGGCTACATGCTCCTCACCAAGCACAAGTGGTTCCAGGACACCGACTGTCCCGGCCCATGGCTGACAAACCAGTTCTCAAGACTTGCCAGAGAGGTGAACGCCCTCATGGGTGCCACCGACGATACGGAGGGATTCGACATGGTAAAGACAGTGACGGTTCGCAGCGACTTCCTCCGCGTGCGGGACGCACCTTCCACCAAGACAGGCAAGGTCATCATGAGCGGCGGAAAGGAAGTCAGGTACGCCAAGGGCGACAATGTGGAGATCGACTCCGTGGTGCTGGGTGACGATGGCTACTGCTGGGGCAGCTACATCGGGGCATCCAGCGGAAAGCGTCGCTACATCGCGCTCGGTATGTTGGAGAACGCCCGATGAGCCGCATGCGCAGGCATCGCCTCAGCGAGCGTCAGGCGGACGTCGCGCTCGGCATCACGCTCGTCCTCGCGTGCATCGGCGTCTTCGCCGCTACCAAGTGGGTCGTCGCGTTCTGCGCGATGCTCCTCTCGGGGGCGATGTTCTAGTGGACCCCATAGAGACGCAGGGCAGGTGCCCCAAGTGCGGGGAGCCCATGTACCTGCTCCCGTACTCGTGCGCGACGAACCACGGGGTAAGGGTCTGCGACGCAATCTGCAAGAACTGCCTTCACGTCGAGCAGGTGACCTTCGTGGTCGCCAGGAAGGAGCACTGATGCCATACCAGCCATACCAGAGCACGTGGAACAACCCGTACCTGCCGCAGCTCCAGCAGCCGCAGTACAACCCCGTAGTTCCCAGCATCACGACGCCGTACACGCAATCCGTCAACGGCAGATCGGAAGAGCG